AAGATATGGGGCGCTAAGTTTCCGTGGCCTAAAACTCATGACACGTTTCGGCTAAGGCAGGGCGAACTTACCTTGCTCGCAGGGGCTAACGCCTCGCGTAAATCAATGATCTGCGGGGAGATAATCCTACACCTGCTCAAGCATTCTAAGGTCTGCCTCGCGTCTCTGGAGATGAAGCCGAGCGAATCCCTGTACCGCATGTTAATGCAAGCGGCAGGGGCTAAGGATGGCGACCCTGCGGAGAATTTCATCTCTGAATTTAGCGAGTTCGTGGATCAAAACCTAGTGATTTTTGATCAGCTAGACACAGTAAAACCGGAGCGGGTCTTATCAATCATTAACTATTGCGCGAAGGAATTAGGCTGCAAGTATGTGTTCGTTGACTCCCTCGCGAAATGTGGCACGGGCTTTCAGGATTACTCTGCCGAGACAGAGTTCGTGAACAAGCTACAGCATTGCGCGAAGACACTAGACGTTGGCATCGTGCTAGTCGCGCACATTCGGAAGCCCCCACAGGCAGATGACAACTGGATACCCGACAAGTATTCCATTCGCGGTGCTAGCACCTTATCGGACATGGCAGATAATGTGATTCTGACGGCGTCTAATCCCAAGAGAAAACAGCTCAAGGAATTAGCCAAACTGACCGAGTTAGATGAGAAGCAGCAGGAATATTTAGCTAAACATAAAGACCAAAAGCTGATCGTGGCTAAGCAAAGACACAGCGGCGGATGGGAAGGCACATACAATTTTTACTTTCACGACAACAGCTTACAGCTAACCGAGCAGGAGGATCGGCCTCGAAGGTTTTATTTTAACACAATTGTTGACAAGGACATTTAATATAGATTACGATGACTACACATTCTGAGGAGGATGATATGAAATACATTAAAGAGTGGCTCGCTGAGCCAACAACCGCAACACAATATCTTATTGACGGTGACATAGATTGGGACGTAGTCCCACTAGCTGACATCGATCAGATGATCTTCTCTGTCCTGCATGACGCAGATGCGAATGAGTATCTGTGTGACATCATGCTCTATCACGCCGACCCCGAATTCCTGCGCGGCTGCATTCATAAGTTAATTACAAACAAAGCTGACACACTCACTTACTCTGTGATCTTTAGGGGTGGGATGCGCGAAGCTGTCTTGTCCTTCATTCGGGATGTTGCCACTCGCGAGATTGGCATAGCTGAGACTGCATTAGCTGTGTACGGTCACGAGTATGCGACTACTGAGCAGGTCATGCACAGAATTCGCGAAGACATGCACGAACAAAAATACTTTTAGGGGGATGCTATGAAATTAATTTTAAACACTGAGCAAGAGCGGATAATATTTTCATCATTACTACACACGCAAGTAGAGTGCAGAATGATCGGAGACGATGCAGATGCCATAGCCAAGTACCCAACACTGGTTTGCATGGCGGAGCTAACACACGGTGTGATTGGTGATGTATTAGACAAAATGTTAGATGAGGAGGGGGATGAAGATGAAACAATCTGAATCAATAGCAAACCTAGCAGCCGCGATGGCTGCGGCACAGGGCGAGATGGGCGCAGCAGTCAAAGGCTCATCCAATCCATTCTTTAAGTCTAGCTACGCTGATCTAGGTGCGGTCATACAAGCAGTCAAAGCCCCATTCGCGAAGCATGGCCTGAGCTACGTCCAGTTCCCTGTTAATGGGCAGGGCGGGATTGGAGTATCTACACGCCTTATGCACTCATCCGGTGAGTGGCTAGAGCAGGAGTTCTTAATTCCTCTGGGCAAGTTAGATGCGCACGGTGCGGGTTCAGCTATAACGTACGCTAGACGGTACGCTTTGCAGTCTATCGCAGGTATCCCTGCCGAGGATGATGATGGTAATGCTGCATCTACCAAGCCTAAGCATCCGCATCATCCTGCAAAAGATACTGAGGATTTCTTCTAATGCGCCTGATTGAGTGCGAACAGGGCAGTCAGGAATGGCTGACCCATAGGCTAGGTGTCCCGTCAGCCTCACAGTTTTCTAAGATAGTTACTGGCAAGGGTGGCAAGTCTACACAGGTTGAGGCTTACATCAATCAGCTAGTCGCTGAAGAGCTAACAGGCGAGACCACCTTGGTCTACGTCAACGAACACATGAAGCGTGGCACTGAGTTAGAACCAGATGCCCGTGAATTGTACGAAGCCCTGACAGGTCAAACTGTTCAGGAAGTGGGATTCTGTCTGCACGATACTGTGAGCGCAGGTTGTTCGCCAGACGGATTAGTGGGGGAGGATGGCGGGCTAGAAATCAAATGCCCTGCCCCTGCTACGCATGTTGAGTGGGTGAAGGCAGGAGTTGTCCCTTCTAAACACTTGCAGCAGATCATGGGGTGCTTGTGGATCACAGGCCGTCAGTGGTGGGACTTCATGTCCTATCACCAGACCATGAAGCCTTTGATCGTTCGTGTTGAACGCGATGAGGAATACATAGAAGCATTGGCAGAACATGTAACCAATGCGGCGTTAAAAATCAAACAAGATGTTAACCAATACTTTCAGTAGGGGGTGTTATGAAGGGAAGGAGGAGCTTAAACAATGCGCTTATAAGCATCGACATAAATTACGATTGTGGAGAGGCTGAGGTTTATTTTGCTAATACATTCTTATCATTAGACCCCCTGTTAAAAGCAGACATTTTGCAGGATTTAATGCATGACATGCAAGACCAATACCTTGTCTCTAGGATACAGATGCGCAAGGCTTACACTAAAATCGAAGATAGTTTTAACCCAAAAGAGGAGCAAGACAATGAGTGATTATGATGATACAAACCGTGGCGCACTGTTCAAGAACGAGCGCAAAGAGATTGAGACACACGCTGACTACAATGGCACGATCAATGTAGGCGGTCAGGAATATTGGCTTAACTCGTGGCTGAAGGAATCAAAGAACGGCAAGAAGTACATGAGCCTGTCGGTTAAGCCGAAGGATGCTCAGTCTGCACCCGCACCAAAGGTGGATGTGGCTTTAGAAGATATGCCATTTTAATTTATTGGGGGCGCAAGCCCCCTTATCCTTGGAGGAAGTATGCACATAGGCCAAGCAATTAGATGCGCACATGCCATTAAGAACATCAAGCACATCAGGGTAGCGCAGCAAATAGGCGTGAGTGCAGCCAATTACTCTCACGCTTTGACTCAACAGGGTATGCAGGTTAAACGCTACAAACAGATATGTGACGCGCTTGGCATGAGCATGGATGATTTATTTAAAATAGGAGAAGAGTATGCTGACGGTGACACAGACGAACCAACAAGTTAGAGAGAAATTAGAGAAAGACTTGGAGTTGTTCTTCGGCAAGGGCGGGCAAGTTAGACACCTACCTCCCTGCACCTACTCCAATCATATACTAACAGAGAAGCAGCGGTTCGATGCTCGCTTCGGTCAGAGGGGGAAGAAATGACTGATATAAATCAGGGGGATTTCTGGGTGGTTGATGATAGGCGTTCGCTTGAAGCCTTCATTAAGATGATGACCCAGATGTACGAGGAGAAGAAGTATCTGACACTCAAGATCAAGGGTGGGAAGACTAGAACATCAGCCCAGAACAACGCATTGCATGTGTACTGCCGACTACTAGGCGAGAAGCTGAATGACTCAGGGTTTGACATGAAGCGAATCATCAAGCAGGAGGTGGATATACCTTGGTCACCCTCTCTCGTGAAGCAGTACCTGTGGAAGCCCGTGCAAACTGTGGTCACGGGAGAGGAGTCTACCGCGAAAGTGGCTTCAGAGGATTACCATAGGGTGTATTCTGTACTTAGCAGACATCTCGGTGAGAAATTTGGTGTGCATGTAGAGTTTCCTAGCAGAAAATCATGATACTATTCCAAGAGTTTCAAGACGCACTCGAAGAAGCCAAATGGTGTGCTGATAATGAACAGCAAGCCTACGCGATTGTCGTTTATAAGACGGGCTTTAAAGTTAGTAGGCTTTCTAGAATGTACCAATACAAAGGCATAGTGTTAGAGGTCGGACACCGTGAGGACGCATCATGAATGATCAACCGCAGTACGATCCACCGGAAGATGTTAAGGCTGTATCGAAGACATACTCTGTCATGTCGAAGCTGTTTAGCCTCGCTCTACTCAAGCTGCGCTACGATAAAATGAATACAGCAAGTCAGATTCGAGCTGAGAAAACCATGTTTGCATTGCTTCACGAGAGAAACTGGGATGCCAAGAGCGATAGATAGGCGAAAAAAGCGCAAGTCTAGACCAAAGACTAAGACTAGCGCCATGCTCAAGCAGGAATGCTACAGGGCTATACAGAAGCTCGCGAGGATAGCTGCGGCAGATGATCAAGGTTACTGCTCTTGTGTCTCCTGCGGCGTTACAAAGCACTACAAGGACATGCAGGGTGGACACTTTATCCCCAAGGGCAACTCGTCTTACTGGGCATTAGAGATAGAGAACATCCATCCTCAGTGTGCAGGGTGCAACATGTGGGGTATGAGGCATGGTTCTGCTGCTCAAGAGTATACAATGTGGATGGAAGACATGTATGGAAGAGACTTTGTCAAGGACATGATTGCTAAAAAGTCGTCCCCTGTGAAGCGATACAAGGCAGACTACGAGCAACTGTTGGCAGGGTTTACTGAGCTTATCCGTAAGCACGAGGGGAGAATATGTTAAAGGTTAAACTAAGCAACAAAGAACTATTGAACTGCCAACAAGCAGCAAACTTTCGATCTATGCTTGCTCGCGCCTCCGGTGTGACAAACCAAAGAAAAGATCCTACTAGAACAGATCAAGAGTTAGACTTAGTGGGAATTAAAGGCGAGCTAGCTGTGTCCAAAGCATATAATACAGACTTCAATGTCTTTGAGTTTGGTGTTGACGCAGGGGCAGATATGTTTATTGGTGACGTAGCGTTAGACGTTAAGACCACCAAGTATGTAACAGGCACATTGCTATTTAAAAGCGTTGAGTCATTCAAATCCCCTATTGCCGTGCTATGCGTTGAGATAGATACGAACACGATGGGGATTGCAGGTTGGATAAATAGAAAAGACTTTGCAGCTAAGTGCTGTGAATTTATCAACCCAAAAATTAAAAATAAAACAGGGAGCGTATGTGTTAACCAAGACCAACTACAATCACCTGAAAGTTTATGGCTTAAAACTACAGAACTGAGGCTTGCTAATGGATGAAGAAATCTACATAGAGATGGTGTCCTCTGAAGAAGCATACGAGTGGATCAACGATATGATACAAACCCTTGAAGGTCATGACCGTGATGTCATAGGTACAATAGGGTTGATGCTTGAAGACTTAACCGATTTCGTAAACAAGAATGAGTTCATGAAGAAGCACTTCATGCAGTTCATTGAAGATAAACATGACAGCGAGGAGTTATTACATTGAGCGCAACAGACCATCAAGTGGCAGGTGACCACTACAAGAAGCTAAAGATTCAACCTATTGAATACATCCTCGCGAATGAGATGCAGTTCTGTGAGGGGGCAATCATCAAGTACATCTCTCGGTGGAGAGACAAGGGTGGGATAGAGGATCTAAGAAAGATCAAACACTTCTGCGACTTCTTGATTGAGAACGAGGTTCAGGAAGCACCCCTCGCTGACATGAGCGAGAGGCGCGTCCCTAAGTTTTAGTCTTTCTCTCTTTCCAAGAAGGCTTCTGCTCCACCACCAAAAAGGTTGTACATAGCCCGTCCAATAAGCGGTACGCTTCTTCCGGTTTTTGCGGGGACTCCCTCTCCAGATAATATACCGCCACCTGCCGTGAATAAATCTTTGCCAAGATTAGCAAGGGCGGTGGTAGGAGGGGAGACTGTCTCTTGTACAAGCCCAACAAAGTCACCGCTCTTTAGATTATTTTCTACAGCGTACCGCGAAGTCATAGCTGTCATCATTAACTGGTCAAAGAAATTATCAGGTACGCGAGAGATGTCAAACTCCCTGCCCTGCATCCAGTTCTTCGCTTCTTGAACCGTGGCGTTACCCATTGTGACTATTCCAAGATACGATGCAGTCAGTTTTGCCGCTTCAGTGTAGTTGCCTTTCTTTAACTCATCGCCCACGCTGTTGCGTATCATGTCTAGCTGCTTGATACCGAAACTTTTTAGGTTGTAGAACACCCTGCCGTTTGGCACTTGCAAATACTTGAGAGGCATTTCTAGGAGAGAGATTGGCTGATGTCCTGATAGCTCGCTAAACATTAGCAGCTTGACATTATCTGTCACTGCGCCCGCCTGTAGGTCTGATACCAGAGACTCAAACTCAGCGCCGTAGACTTTGCCCCACTTTTCGCGCAGCTTTTGTACGCCCTTAGCAGACTTCGCAAGGTTTTTATTCATCTTAAACGCAGCCTCTAGAGCTACGTCTTTACCAAGTCTGTCCATCGCTCTAAAGCCAGAGTATGTTAACGCTCCGTCTAACAGCTTTGCTAGGCCAGAGGCGTCCCCTGCGTCTTCAGCTATAACTTTCGTGATGCCAAGCGACAAAGAATCTATTTGTGTCTTGCTTGCCACGCTATCTAGTATTGACGATAGCGTATTCTTAATGCCGTAACGATGAGCCGCTACAAATAAATCGCCTAGCTGAGTTGTCGCAGAAATCGGATTGCCAAGCAGTATGGTATTACTGATATTCTTTAGCGCGCTAAATACTTTGTTCATGCTTTGATTGCCGCTAATAAATCTAGCAGACATGTATTTTTGCAGCTCTTCTACACCAACATCATCAATTGCGCCTTCGTCTTTAAGTCGCTTCACATAAGAGCCAATACTGGCGTCTATATTTAACTCTCCTTCTTCGCTCTTAGTAGCAAGCTTGTGATTAAAGACTCTGCGCATTTCTGTGTCGTCTGTCATTCGCGTAATGTATTTAGTTAACGCATTGACGGGTCGGTCGTAGTAATTCAGCAAGTCTTTATCAAGCCGTGCGATGTTTCGGCTCTTGTATTGGCTTGGCGTAGCTGTGCCGCTAATGGGCTGACGACTGTTACGCAAGAAGTCATCTAGCACGGCAGTCTGCTGCGCCTCTGTTAGATCGTTAACAGTTTTAACAGAATCGTTTTTGAGTGATTTAACCTTTGCCTCAAGCATTCTTGTAAGCCTAGAATCATCTTTAGCTGTTAGTCCTAACGCCCTTCGAGTAGCGTCTACGTTGTTATTAAAACGTGGGAAGAAGTTTTCCAACTCTCTAGCATTGGGGTCAATACTCAATCTAGACTCATGAATGTCTTTAAGCACAGATTTTACGTTATCCATAACTTCATCAACACTTCGCGTTTTTCTTCTGCCAAGCGTTCCGGTTTTAACCTGCGTAATGCCGTAGCTTTTAAGAAGGTCTATTGCTTCGTCCATCTGTTGATTGTTAAGCAGCAACGCAAAGTCATCTCTCTGTGCAACAGGAAGCGCAGACTCTAATTTTTCAAAGCCTTGTATGCGTTGCATGTAATCACCAACGCGAGACATCTTCGAAAGCTCAAACTCTTGCATGTACTTGTACAGCTCTGGGTTTATCTTTTTAATTTGAGTCGAAATAACCCCAATAAAATCCGCAGGTAATCCTGATGGCACTGTGGCTCTGTCTAGCACATTTCTGTATTCTTTGATTGCCCTTGCAATTTCTGGGTGCGGAATGTCTAACTGATCCGTGGCATTATTAAGTATTTTTAACCCTTCTTCTGGCTCGATGTTTAACCTTTGTATCGCTGCTAACACAGGATTTTCTACATCTAATCCATCTGCTTGTATCTCTATAATTTTAGAGTTAATTTTATCCATCTGCGCGTTAGCTTGTAGCGCAGCCTTTTCGCTTCGTTTTGCAGACGCAGCGGCTTTAAGTTTGTTATAGTTTGGCGCGATAGAACGGATCAATTTGTCTGCTCCTACGCCCAAAGCAGCACCGCCAACCGCAGCTATGCCTGTCATCATAGGGTCTATCTTGCCTTCTTCCGCTAAGCCTCTGGTGGCTTCATAGCTACCACCAAGCAGCCCGCTAATAGCAGCAACTTTGCCAATACCTTTACCAACTGGCGCAAGGATACTTGGATCGGCTACACCTTTTGCAAATGCACCAAGCATACCTGCTGCTCCAGTATCAGCCCCTTCTTGCGCAAGTTTGCTTAGTAAAGGAAATTGGTTTTCCCGAACCTGATCTTTAAAAGCCTGTATCCTTTGTCGTCTTTCATCAAACGATAATTCGTCATAGTCTTCGCCGTATGCTTCACTAGGGCTTGTATAAAACCCATTACCCTGCCCAGATGGATCGCCAAAATACCCTAGTGGCAACGCCGCTTCTGCTAACACGGCTAGATTACCTGTAAGATTTGGAGATACATTAAACTCATACAAGAATCTATCGAACGCAGAGATATCGTCCATTCTATCTTGTACATTTTGAGGTCTGATTTGCTGAGGCGAGCTAGGAGTCACGCCAACAGACGCAGCGGCAAACCTGATAATGCTTTCTTGTGACGCTCCTTCAGGATGGTTAACTTGAACCACTTCTCCTGACGGCGTTGTAACTGGCGTTGTTGGCATAACTAAATCCTATCGAGTTTCGGCAAGAGGCTTAGGATAAAAGGTTAATCGTTTTTGCGCTTCTTCTATTTTCTTTTTTTCTCTAGCAATGCGTTCTTTTCTATTCTGAATTCTAGGATTTGCCAAGTATCGAAGTTCGGCAGAGGCTTTTCTAATTACGTCTCTATTATCATCAACAAATCTTTTGTGCGTAGCTCCGCTATCTAACTCACCTGCTCTGACTCTGTCAAGCTGTTGTTCGTATTGTGCATCGCGACCATTGCCCGTTCCTGTTCCTGATGTTGGAATACTAAAAGACTCCGCAGGACGACCCGCTGTTGGCACGTTAAACTCTTGATTTAAAAGACTAAATGGTACGTTAGGCACATTTTGAGTTTGAGCTTGCTCCGGTTGCGGGGTTGTTTGCGCAGTTTGATCTGGCACAGTTTCACCTGTATAAAAATCTTGAAACGCAGGATCATCTAACACGCTCGCGGTTTGTACAACTTGCGCATTAATAGTTCCGTTCTGAATATCTTCTAACGAAGAGTTTGCAATAGTCCGTGTTGCTGCTTGAAGAGTTAATTTGTCTCGCACTTGTAAGGTGTGTAATAAATCAACCAGACCCTGTTTTGCTAATAAAGGATCACCGTCAAACCAAAAAGTTCTTTGCTTGCCTTCCACTAACTCGTTAAGCATCGGTGTGTCTTCAATATATTTTTCATAATCTTCTTGCTGACCTTCAGTTAATCTTGGCACTGGCGTTAGCTCAGCGGTTTTAGGCTGATTAGTAGCGCGATCAAGTTTTATTGTTTCTGAGGGATTATTTTTGTCTCGCGCAACATTGTAGTTAACTATTTTATTTCCTTCCAGATATTGCGCTGTAGAGAACGTATAATCTGTTGCAGGAGTGGTTGCCATTTGACGCAAGGTATCATTGGTAAACAAACCACCGCGAACAGCATTAGCAAGCATTTGCTCTCCTGGTGTATCCCCAAAACTATCAGCAAGGTCTGATTCAAATTGTGTTTTTAAATTCTTTACCTGAGTTCTTTCTTCTCTAGCAGTTTTTGAATCTGTTGCGCCTTGTATTAAGTTTTTAATTCTAAGATCTGTTTCTTCTTCGTATAGGTCAAAACGAGCAACTCTTTCTTCTCTAGCAGAAACAGAATTAGCAAGAGCCTCAACATTTTGAGCCATCTCAAAAGGAAAACTAGTAGCCGCCCTCTGAGCTTGTGCTGCCGATGCCTCTGCGGACGCAGCACGTTGCGTATCAAGAACATTTTCGCGTTCTATTTGCCTTTCGCGATCTTGATTTTCTATTCGTTTTTCTGCCGCAGCTTGACGCAACGCAGCAGCGCGAACAGGGTCAATAGACTGAAGAGCTTGTGCAGCTTGCAACATTCCATCTGGAGTAGACATGTCGATGCCTTGGATTTGTTCTCCAAGTTTTTCACCAGTAGTCCTTGGATCTAACCCAAGCATAGGCTGTACTGCACGGCGCAAGTCTTCGTTACGCTGTACGCCTAGCTGACCTGCCATCTGAGCAAGAGGTGCTGCCGCTCTAGCTCTGCCTTGCAGACCTGAAGATAGTAGCTGCCCCTGCATCATGCCCTGCTGTAGTAGCTTCTGCTGACGCTGCTCAGGAGTATCAATGATGTCCGCGAAGAGTGTGTTTATATTGATAGGTGTCATTAGCTAGACCCTCCGCCTGTATTAACCCAATTAAAAAATTCGTCCCAAGTAGTTTGATCTCCTGAAGGACTTGCATTTTGTGCCGCAGTACGATTGATTAAAGGAGTAGCTGCTGTTGCTGCATTAGTAATAAATGATAAAGGATTGGTGCTGCTAGAGGCGCTTTGCTGTCCTGCTTGCTCACCTTTTAACAAATCAAACAGACCTTGGAACTGCTGCTGACGTAACGCTGCTGCAAGACCTTGATAGCCAAGCTGTGTCTCAAGCGTAGACTCTGCTAGCCCTGCGCCTATACCTAAGCCTGTAGCCTGTAGACCTGCACCAATCTGCGATGCTTGTAATCCCGGAGTTAAGTTCGCAAGTAGTTGATCTTGACCGGTATAAGCTGTCGGTATAGATTTTAATCCTAGATCACCTAGCAAGCTTAGCCTTTGACGAGTTTCGCCTAATCCTGCAAGCGTTTGATCTGAAGTTAACGATTGCTCGGCTCTTGCTTGCTCGATCGCCATTAATGATGAGGCGGCATTTTGCTCCTGTATAGCCTTCTCAAGGGCTAGTTGCTCAGGCGTACCACCAAACATACCTGTGCGAACACCTGTCCTTCCCTGCCCAAATAAACGCTCCTCAAGGGCGAGACGACTACGCTCTTGCTCAGGGCGTTGAACCGCTTGGAGTCGGTTATACATTTCTTGCTCTCGCGCAGCCCTTTGTGTAGGGTCTTGCGTAAGCATGCCAATCGTACTGGCTTCCATGTTTTCTAGTGCTTTAGGATCGTCCAAGAATCCAAATGCGCGAGTGCCAAAACCTAGCATCTGCTCCTGTAGAGCTTGCTCTGTAGGGCTTAGCATTGTATCTAGGTTGCCAGTAGAACTAAACGAAGCTCTTGCTCCTGTAGGAGTCGTAACACCAAACGGTTTGAAGGTAGACTGACGGCCAATCTCACCCATCAAGCCGCCACTCGCGGCTTCAGGAGGGCGATCACCGTAGACAGTGCGCAGGTCAGTTGCGCCCATGCCTTCAATGTCTTTAATGATTTGATTTTGTGCAGCCGCTCCACCTAATCCCGCGAGGAGAGTACCCGTTCCACCACCTAAATATTTTTGAAGCCATTCCATTAGTAAGTACCTCCATCAATAGTGCCAAAGGTAGACGTACCACTAACGGTTAAGTTAGCTGCGATTACCGTTCCTGTAAATGTGGGAGACTCAGAGTTTGATTTGCTGTTTACTGCGACAGCAACTGCATCGTACTCAGCCCCTACCTCAGTGCCTTTGATTACTTTAGCGGGGTTACCACTAACCAAAGCATCCTTGGCTGCGAAGTTTGTTATCTTCGTGTAGTTAGACATTACACAATCCTTCCCATTAGGGCTTGAATATTAATTTCTTGCAAGGCAATGGTCTTGCCATCAACTGTGGTCTCTACGCCAACGGCTACTACTGTACCCTGTCCTGACGTATTGATTTTCTTTCGCGTTATTAGTGCAATAGAGGAAGAATACTCTGCCTCGGTGTTAAATTCTGAGATATTGTATTGTCCCACATTCGACTGAGGTAAGGTATACGCTTGCTTCTTGTACGCGCCAGAGTAATCGTATGCCCAGTTCAATACCACCGTAGCCTCAGCTCCATCAAAGGTAGTGAGGTTGATCTTCTTCAAGAACTTTAGGTTAGATGTATCGCCAAAGCTAAGAGGATGACTAAAGTAGCTAAGTAAATAACCTGAAGATCCATCATTAAACCCCGTGTATTGAGCCACCCCACCTGCGTGACCAAGGTATAAAGCCTCAGTACTTGTAGTGGCAAAGATGTTGGGCGCAATATGCGACCATGTAGTAGCCCTGTAACTGCCATCCTGTAAAGGGAAGCGAGTATCAAAGCAGTATACAACACCAAGATTTGGGAAGTTCAGTAACACAAACGCCTCACGAGGCGAGTAGTGCATGTTAATGTTGCCTGTCTCTGCCGCGAAGAGAGACTTGATGTCATTGTTTACGTTCTTAGAGATGTCGCCAATCGGGGCTGACTTCTCTTGTATAGTTCTTGCTAGACTTCTCACCCCTGAGTCATCAAGGAAGATCAAGTCTTTACCCGTGGACACTACGGCGTCTCTTGACACACAGCCTACGTTAGAGATGGTATCCGCGAGGGTCATGTTGGCAGGGCTTTCTGCTCCTTGGTAGATAACGATGGAGCTTCTACCGATGATCACTAGGAAGCCGTTGTGAGCCGCTAGAGCAACGATCGTGTCGTACCCTGTAGGCCATACAGTAGTAATGTCAATCGAGCCTGTAGAGCCTCCTGTCCAACCTGAGCCGTTTAATAAGTCCGACCAATAGATTGTGGATTTGTTAGCGGTGAAGTCTGCCACCCATAAGCGACCAAATGCTGCTAGGCATTCGTGTCCTTGTGGTGGTGTGCCTGTAGCATGAGCATGGGCAGACATAGGCTCTAATGTACCCGTGTGGTCTGAGTACACCAAGGGTTCTTGCCCACGCTGAAAGATATACATGTGATCGTTGAACGAGACAAACTTCCAATTGTTAGCTAAGACAGTATAGGCCGCAGGAGTAACATCAGTCAGCGTAGTTGTTCCGGTAAAGAGTTTGTTGTTACCTGCGGATAAGAACGTAGCATCGCCGTCTGCGGCAACGTACTCGCCCATAGACTCAATGCCATCCGAAGTTCCAAGGACAGCCGCTCCATTCGTAGAGAGCAAGTTGTAACCCTTCCTCGCGGCTATCCTGCCCTCTTTATCAATGACACAGTTGTCTGCAACAGCAGAAAAGCTAGGCTCTTGCGCGAGAGGTGCGTCTTGGGTGTTGATACCCGCAAATCCCGGAGCGGTAATTGTAATGCTCTGTAGTTGTTGAGCCATCTACACCACCATGTAAGTTGTTTCTAGGGGATATCTGTTAGCGTCTACTGCGATTGCATCTGACAACGCTGATGAAGCTATAGCAAACTGTTCTGCTGCTGACTGACCACCTGTCTCACCTCTTTCGCGAAGAGCCATTGCGTAGGCCATCTGTACGATAGGATGATAAGGGGCTTTGATCTTGGTAGCATCTGCTGTTAGTAGAGTCTGTGGTGCAGCGATGTCAAACCTTAGCGTGTACACAGCGTCAGGTTGTGGATAGACCTTAACCTTAAGATCATCGTTATCATCTACTCCGCTTACAATGTAGTCGGTAGGTACTGCATTCGCGGGAGTTTGATTGAAGTATAGGTTGTCAAAATACGGCACAGTGTTTAGCGTCAAGAATCCGTGACCGCTGCTGCTCATTGCTTGCTTAATCACTGCACTCTGGCCTGAGCCTGTAAGCGAATACTCTGCCTGACCTACGACCGTAGCAACTTGGATAGTGCTTCGCAGTGAGGAAAATGTCCATGAATCTTCTACTAGCTTTTTTGCGTCATTTACTAGGTCGCCTATTAAAGCGGAGTAAGAAGTCTCGTTAGTGGTAGTGACTTCATCTTCTCTTAACCTGCGGAGGACGTTATTAATTGCTTCTAAGTATGTCATCTACCTGCCTCCAGTGGCTTGTAAGAATCGCTCAAACATCCCGACCGGAATGTTGTCTAGCTCTGTAAACTGTGGCTCAAAGAAGATTGAGTCGGTAAGCGGTGTATTTTGAATAGAGGAAAATAATCCAATCATTCCATCTTTGCCATCTTTTCCGTCTCTACCGTCAGCGCCGTCACCACCGTCTCTTCCGTCAGTGCCGTCACCGCCATCTCTGCCATCTCTACCGTCATTTCCATCAGTACCGTCGTTGCCGTCGTTGCCGTCAGTGCCGTTAATAACGGTGGGAGTTGTGACTACCGTATCGTTTACAACTGTGTCATCTACTATTACAGCAGTTTTCTTTGCAGCGGCTTTCTCTGCAGCGGCTTTATCTGCAGCGGCCTTGGCAGCGGCAGCTTTGGCAGCGGCAGCTTTGGCAGCGGCAGCCTTGTCAGCAGCAGCTTTATTAGTAATGGTAGGCAAGCCTGTATTAATGTCTATGCTAAACACACCAACAGATTCGTTGGTTTCCGTGTCTACTACATTCTCTGCCATAACTCCGTCAGTGCCAAGAACCGGAGTTACTGCGTATACACCGCCATCTTTTAGCTCTGCATTACCTCGGTTTGGAATACTGTCTCCGCGAGTAGAGCTTATGAAGCTGTCTGTCGCTTTATTGTAAGTCCATGTTTCATTAACATCGCTAACAGTTTCTTGGTCTACTGTTGCATCTTGACTCACAGTCCCTAAGTCTGCCGAATCACCTAAAGAGCCATCGCCTGATCCTATGGTTAGCAGTTCATTAGCGGTAGTGTCTTCTGTTAGGTCTACGGTTTCTTCTGTTGCTGCTGCTTGAGCCGCTGCTAAATCTGCATCATTAAGCATTTGGTTTGAGCCAACAGTTGAATTAATCAAACCTGCTGTAGGGTTGTTGACGTTGTTTAGCGCTTCTTGTATCTGCTCAGGTGTAGCTTGTGTAGCGTCAAAGCCTATTAAGTCGCTAAGAGCCTTTATTCCTGCTTCAATCTGCCCTGCTGTGCCTAATGTGCCGCCTATGTTAGAAACAGCGCTACCAATAATATTATCTAAAATGCCTGTGAGTACGTCTCGATTAAACGCATCGCTTTGTCCGGGCAAATAAGACGCAACCCCACCAAGCGTTTCGCTCTGACCATATATATCAGCCATTGGATCATTAATGTCTGAAAAAATACCCATAATAATTCCTAGTTGTTTCGCTCTACTTTCTTAACTTTCTCAAAGGAGCGTAGTCCACCGAGACCAAGCATACCCATCAATACAGGTAGCATTGTAGCAAGGTCAATCATTGGAACTTCAACGCCTGTCTCTAGCAGATTCAAGCTCATGTTCGCGAAAGGGATGACTAGAAAGTTACCTGCCATTCCCAACACACAGACCCATCCACAAGCAGGACGCCACCCTGCTACAAACATACTGTTGTGTTTGGCTTCGACCTTGTTAATCTCTAGCTGTGCTTTGACCTGCTCGTTTGTATGACGCTCTGCCATAGTTGCAATGTCATGAGCTAGTTTTTCTTTTAAGTCTTTATCGGGTATTGCCTTGTCTAACAAGTCAGACACTGGCCCGATTAATGAACCTAACATTGCTAACATCTAAGCCACCGATAACACAATAAGGATAAAAGCAGCTAATAAAATAGCAATAGTAGCTTGCTCGTCAGTCGAACCCATAAACTTAGCTTTGGCAAACTTGCCGATTACTTTAACGTATTTCATAGTTAATCCTTATTTATCTGCTTTGGTATCAAGTCTTTTAAAGATCGCACCGAGCATCTCTTTTATTTCTCGTATGTCATCGCGGTAATCTTCTTTAGCTACATACATGAGAGGTATGGACTTCATGTCAGCATCAATCCTATCCAATAATGCAAAGACTCTATTGACTAACCATCCAACAACGAATCCTGCGACTGCTATTGTGACGTTGAACATGACTTGATAATCCATACTACACCTATAATGTCAGGTCAGGGACTTTACGCGAGTCTCTGATTTG